ACGTTAAGCATGTCTTTTTGGACAGTTGCTTTAACAAACAGTAACGAAAGCCCAGCCCAGCAAAGTAGTACTAGATCAACAGGAGGAAGTCTGTCAGTTAGTCCACTCATTACAGCAAGTAGACTTGGTATTGTACTAGCATGTAATACAATAGCCGCTAACCATCCAAATGTTTCTGCGCTAATGTGGCTGACTTTATTTTGAATAAAGTCCTTAAATTTAGCCAAATCAAAGTTTTGCATAACGATCCTCTTTTTACTTAGGTTTACGATAAAAAATGTGTTGTCCGATTGTACCTATTTTCTCAAGGTTCCATCTCGGGTTAACGTAGGTGGCATGATAAAAGAGAGCATCTTTGAGAATGTCCAACCTGAAGTTCTCCAAAAGAACTTTTTTAGCAACTGCATAACTTTCATTATAAGCCTCCTTGTTTACAGGTCTAGTTTTTGCGGCGGAGTCACATGCCCATGAGAATTGGCATACAACTCTTTCCATAATTACATTTTTTTGGTATACAACACCGCACACATCGTTACCAAACTGTCCGCTGGCTACTCTGTTCATGGTAACCTGGGCAACAGCCACTTTGCCTTCAAACGGCTCGTAGCCTGCTTCTCTATAAATGTTAATAGCTAGACAATCTAATTGTCGTTCTCTAGTTTTAATGCTTACAATATCAGAACTGTAAACTCCTGCACTTTCTTTAAGTACAGCAAACTTTTTTTGGGTCACAGTTTGAACCAAAGTGGCTACTACAAAAAATCCCAAAATAAGGGATATGATTCTAATTGACTTTTCCATAAGTCCTCCTTTCACTTAGTGTTAGATTCAAATTAAAAATTTGTCACTAACAGTTACATTAAGGGAGTTAACTTCACGAGGCTCTGAAAGAACCCTACTTTCGTGTAGTTGTCTCCATCGGACGCACATGCTCATAACATTGTGTGCCTTTGGCGACCCTTGGCATCCCGAAAATACGGGTTTCTCATTGGCCAAGACCCGCCGGTTTGATTAGATATTCGCTACCATATCAAACCAACTATCTTAGTTTCTTTGCGAAACGTATAATATATATCCCATCCATAGTATTATACACTCTAAATAGGTAATTATCGACGCATTTTGGCAATATCTATTGCTTCTTCGTCGGAAAAAATTGGAACTGCGTTTGATTTATGCATAGTGCCAATACCTTTGATTGCTGTACCAGTGTAAACTTTATCTGGTGCTTTCAAACAAGGGCCGCCTGTAAATGGCAAACTATTAATTTTGGGAGTTTCTCTAATAAACGGTTTATTAACTACTGGATTCATAGCAGGCGCTGACAATCCACGTTGTCGTTTACGATCCTCTGCTTCAACACCCCACCGCTTCATAAGCTCGTTCCAAGATTCCTCTTGTTCACGAGCTTTGCGGGCATGTGCTGCCGAAGCAAACTTCTTTTTTCCTTTTTTCTTACCAGTGGTACTGAGCCACGGGCCTTCAAGATGCATACTCATATTGTCTACCAAAATAACTATGATTTAACTAGTATAACAAGATACTAGAATAAAGTCAAGTGATTTTGATTTAATGTTTTTGAGTTTGCCAATAATTAACAGTTTCTTGTAGTCCCTGCCAGTATGAAACTTTTGGTTTCCAACCAGTTAGTTGTGTTAGCTTATTGCTATTGCTATTGAGCAAATATATTTCGCCGTGTCTTTTTGGTTTAGTATTCCAATTAATTTTGCCTGTCCAACCAATTAACTTTGCAATATTTTCAGCGTGTTGTTTAATTTTTACAGGCTCGTCGGGCCCAATAGTAAACATATTGTTGGCGCATTTATCTCGATTGGTAATAATTGTAGTCCACGCATCGAGTAGGTCATCAATGTATATAAAGTTTCTATAAGGTTCTGCGTAACCCAAATTTATTTCCTCTGAATTACTTAGCATTTGACTAATAATTTGTTCAGTTACAAAAAAGTCGTTGTCTTTTCTTCCGTAGGAATTTGTTTGCCTAATAAAAGCATAGTCTAATCCGTGAGCCCTATGTGCATATTCTAAATATTTTTCGCAGGCAAATTTAGCCACAGCATAAGGTGCATTTGGATGAGGAATAGTTTCCTCATCAAACGCTGGAATAGTATTAGGAACGTTACCTTCTCTAATTAAATCACTAACAGGTTGCCAACCATAAACTTCCATAGTTGAAGCAAAAACAAAATAAGGCATTACGTCTAGTTTACATGCAGCCTCAATTAAATTTACTGTTCCTACATAATTAATTTGACTAAATGTTAGCTGTTCGTAAAAACTTTTTTCAACTTCGGTCCTAGCCGCCAAGTGAACAATAACATCTGGTTTTTGATCTAAGATTTCTTTTTCTACTTCTTTAAAATCAAGTAAATCATTTTTAAGATGATACAGTTCGTAATTGTTTTCTAGTCGTTGAGTTAAGTGGGTTCCAATAAACCCACTTGATCCTGTCATTAAAATCTTCATATTGGTTTATTTGGTTGCAGATTCTTTTCTTGCGTTTTTAACTGCTGTTACATCGTTACGTACTTCTTTACATAACTTAGCAAGTTCTTGTAAGTGTTTGCGAACACGGGTGCCCGCCGCACCAACTTCTTTGTCATAAAATTTTTCGAAATCGGATTCCATTGCCTCAACAACGGCGGTAAATTCTGAAAATCGGTTTGTAGCCATAATAGTTCTATTTTGGTTAACCTTCTACGATAACAGTCAGACTTCCGGTAGTAATATTTCCGCCATCGGCTAGACTATCGCTTTCTCTTGCAATTGGTTTGTCGTTTACAAAGACAGTATCGGATCCTTGAACAATAGCAACCCCTTTTGAGTTTACAGAGTCGTAGGCGAATGCTGTATTTCGATCTTCAACAAATACATTTGTAGAACCTCGAACAATTACATGTCCGCTGCCAACATCTCGACCAACTCTAGCTACTCCGTATGGCATTATGCTACATCCCCAGGGATACTTGGAGTACCTGATAACACAGACGTTGTAGCCGTATTAGTAGCACTAACACCAGCTGCAGCTGTTTGAGCAGGTTTAACAATAGTAAGTAGTTGTTTTAGTTGTCCCCAACCAGTAATTGCAGCTTGGCCTAGGTATGTCTCAGCTGCCCACGCGGTAAGCTGTGTTCCAGCAAAAGCAAAACTATCAGTAATTGCACCAGTTACTAGGTTAGCAGACGCCACTTGAAGTTTCAAATCACTTACATCTGTAACTGTTTGTTGTACTTGAGCTTGCATATTTGGGACAGTCACTGCTGTTGGAGGTAGACCAGATCTTTCCAAAGCCGCATTTGTTGTGTTCTGTTGAAATTTATTATTTCTAATTTGATCAACAGTAGCTATTTGATATGTAGTAACGCCGGCAGCTAGTTGGCCTGAAACAGCAGCAAGGCCAGTGACTACTTTATCAATCTTCCCACCTAGTTCAGATTGATTCTTTGTTACATGAGAAAAGTATGACGCCATGTCTTTACTAGAGCTTGCTGCAGTTCGCATCGAAGCTGCTGGGGTTAGCGGAGTATTAGCTGCGGCCACTGAAAAATTGTTTGCTAGAAAAGTATTCATAGCTGTAACCTGTGTAACTAAACTGGCTACTGAGGTTTGAATTTGTCTATGTACGTCTGTTTGTTCTCTTATAGCAGCTGCTATAGCAAGTGCTGCATTATCACTAACGGCAATGGTCATCAATATCTCCTAGTATTACTATTTGATATTTATGCTAGTTTTATTCCAGTTGTTGATTCAATAAACTGATCAGCAAATTGCTTGTCTGTTGCTTCGGCTACAGTAACGGTATTTTTAAGCAATTTTACTTCTTTGTCGGGACTAACTGTAAACAAGTACGGCATTAATCCTGGACCTTTAGCTCCCATACCTATCACCATAGGTCTGCTTAGTTTGTAGTAATTTGAAGTTTCTTCGACTAATTTAGCAACAATTTCTTCGCCGCTAGTTAGTTTAAGTGTAATAACTTCTCCCTGTGAAACGCCTTTATCAATTAACATGTTTATCCTTTTAAGTGTTCTCTGAGTTCTGTGAACCCGCCTATTAATTTATCGTCTAAAAAGATTTGCGGTACAGTCCTGGCCGTAGGTACAGCTTCTAGCAACTGTTCCTTAGTCCAATCTTTACTTACGTTTCTTTCCTCAAACTCAATTCCTTTATGTTTGAGCAATGCCTTTGCTTGATCGCAATAGGGGCATTGATTTTTACTCCATACAATAGCTTTCATTTTAAATTTGCCTCCGACATTTTTTGTATGTATAACGGATCTGATAATATTTCTTTTTCTTCTGGAGTAGTATCTCGACAATATACAGGTTGTCCGTCAGGTGGTAGATGAAGTAAAAAATATTGTGCCTCTTCTTCTGGCACTCCTATAATTAAATCGAAGCTAGCCTGCTTTTCTAGCATGTCTGGCCAAATAATTCCAATCATATCTGTTTCCTTTAAATATTTGGTAGTGCATCATAATCGATTGCATCGGACATCACACCAATAACATAGTTAGTTGACTCGCTTTCTTGCAGAGCTGTTTGTTTTTTACTAGTGTCGCTATGCTTGTTGAACCAAGGAATAGGAGTAGTTTTTGGTGCTGGATTCCAATATTTAATGCCAATATCTTTTAATGCTCCAACAGCGGTATAGTCAACAAAATCTTTTAAAATATTTGCGTTGAGTCCAATTACAGGACCTTTCTTAAACAAATAATCTGCCCAGGCTTTTTCTTCTGCAATAACGTCTCGATAAATTTGTATGACTTCTTCTTGACACTCTTGTGCTGCTTGAGAAAAACGAGAGTCTTCTTTAACTACTTGATTAATTAGCCAAGCTGTCCAACCTTTATGTAATAATTCATCTTGTAGAATCAGGCTAATAATATTACCATTGCCAATAAAAATTTTATTCTCTACCATTGCAAGACTTGTAGCAAATGAAACCATAAAGCGGAATGCTTCTAGTGCATAACTAGCATGTAAGGCTAGGTATATAGATTTAATATGTTCTTTTTCTGGAAACTTTTCTAACAATTCTTTTCGGCAATTAATCATATGTAGTTTATCGTAATACAACCCAACGCTTGAAGCCATATTTACAATTTCAGCTGTGTCATGAATTGTGTTGAATACATCTTTGGGTACGTTGTAGATATTGCGAATAATATGACTATAACTACGACTATGAATGTTTGTTTCAAAGAATGTCCAGTTGTAGACCAGTGCTTCTAGTTCTGGTAGGCTTACGACCGGAGTAAAGATTTGGCTTGGGCCGCGGCCTTGCAGACTGTCAAGAGCAGTTTGCCTAAGCAGGTTGCTAGTGAAGATATGTTTAACTGCATCTGATGCATCCTTAAAGTCTTGTGAATCTTTAGTTAGACTAATCTCTTCAGGAACCCAAAAGAATCCCCTAGCAGTCTTTTCAAAATCTACAATTTTGTTATATTTTACTTCTTCAAATCGTTGAATGGTAACTGGACCTGCAGGGTCTAGAAACATCTTGCGATTTAAATAATCTGTCTTTATGTTTAAATTATATTGTGCTTGACTCATTTTTTATACTCTAAAACTTTCGCCACACCCGCAGCGATCTCTCTCATTTGGATTTGTAAATTCAAATCCTTCGTTTAATCCTTTTCTTTGCCAATCCATAACTAACCCATTTAAGTAAGGTGCATCTTTAGCACTTACTAATACTACAAAATCAGGGTGAGCGTAATTTGTTACACCAACTTCTGCTACATACTCATCTACATATTCTAACACATAAGCTAGCCCAGAGCAACCGGTAGTTTTTACACCAATCCGGATGCCTACGCCTTTGCCGCGTCGTTCTAAATTCTGTCTAATCTTTTTACTTGCTGTTTCGGTTACGGTAATCATCTACAGCTGCCTTGATAGCATCTTCTGCTAGTATTGAACAATGTATCTTAACTGGTGGTAATGCTAGTTCTTCGGCGATTTCGGAGTTTTTAATTGATCCGGCTTCGTCGAGGGTTTTACCTTTGAGCCATTCTGTAACGAGGCTCGAGCTTGCGATAGCCGATCCGCAGCCATACGTTTTAAATTTTGCATCTGTAATAATACCTGTATCATCATCTACCTTTATTTGTAATTTCATCACATCGCCGCAAGCAGGTGCGCCAACCATGCCTGTACCAATACCTGCTTCGTCTTTGGCAAATGATCCTACATTGCGAGGATTTTCATAATGATCAATTACTTTATCAGAGTAAGCCATTTACATGCTCCCAATTAATAATTTTCCATTGATTATTTAAATATGCTTTTTTGTCGGCTTTGTAGTCAAGTGCCCATGCATGTTCCCACCAATCAATTAGTAAAACTATATCTTGTTTAATTTGATGGTTAGTTATTGTTTTTATTTCGCCCGACTTACTCAAATATACCCAGCCGCTTCCTTGAATTGACATTGCGATTTTTGCAAATTCTTCTTTAAATTTTTCAAAAGATTTAAAATGGCTTTCAATAAATTCTTTAATTTTCCCTGTAGGTTGATTAGATCCTGTTGGAGGATGCAACTGTGTAAAATAGATATTATGTAAAAATGCACCTGCTTCGTTAAAATTAGCATCACCTTCGCCAGCATTAAATCGATCAACATAGGCCTTGTACAAAGAACTATAATGATAGTCGAGGGAAGATTTACTTAGGCTTTTACCTAAACCGTCTTTTGGATAAGGTAATTTAGCCTGTTCAAGAGTCTTTGGTATCTTACCTTCTACAATTGTCTTAATAAAGTTAAACATAGTTAAATATATAGCTAGGTGGTCAACTGGGCATCCAAGGATCCTGCGTCTAG